AAGAGGATATAGAGGTTTTGCAATGAACAGACCAGATAAACTTAAATTATCAGTAACAGAAAGAGAGATAGGTGGAATACCAAACTCTAGTGAAGATATAAAACAAGCACATGCTGCTGCAATTGAATCATATATTGAAGATTTTATTGGCATAAAAAACAATGGTGAACATGGGGAAATGTATTTTCAAAGAACACTAGAGGATTGGGCCAAGTTTAATATTAATAATAGAACAACACACGATGCTTCTATAAGCTCTGGTTTAGCAATAATGGCTTGTAATAAAAACAAGTATAGACCTGTAGCACGTCTAGAGAAAAAAGTTTTTGATCTAGGAATAAAAAAATACAGTAATAACGGTCTTATGTCAAAAATAATTGAATAAATGAAAATATACACTAACTCAAATAGCGCGTTTCCAAGTCAGGTAGTACCAGACGCAGAAAAAGCTACGTTTGAATACGGTTCGCAAGTAGCTTCTGCTATTGAGACAGAATGGTTTGGTGCGGGTAGAACTAACGGTAATAGATACTTAACTAGTTTTAATAACTTTCATCATCTTCGTTTATACGCTCGTGGAGAACAGTCCGTTCAAAAATATAAAGACGAATTATCTATTAATGGAGATTTAAGTTATTTAAATCTTGACTGGAAGCCAGTGCCAATACTTGCTAAGTTTGTAGATATAGTTGTAAACGGTATTTCTAGTAAAGAGTATGATATAAAAGCTTATTCACAAGATCCTGAGTCAGTAAAGAAAAGAACACAGTATGCAACTAATGTTGCTAAAGATATGTTTGCAGCTGATCAAATTCAAAAAGCTCAACAAGATTTAGGTATAAACATGTCTTCATCTAATGTACCAAAGGATCAATTACCTGAAACTAAAGAAGACCTAGAGCTACACATGCAGCTGTCATATAAACAGTCTGTAGAAATAGCAGAAGAAGAAGCTATCTCAACAACGTTGGCAAACAATAAATGGGAGTTAACTAAAAGAAGATTAAATGAAGATTTAGTTGTGTGTGGAATAGCTGCTGCTAAAACTAATTTTAATAAAGCTAATGGAATAACATTAGACTATGTAGATCCAGCTTATTTAATATACTCTTATACAGAAGATCCAAACTTCGAAGATATATATTACGTTGGTGAAGTTAAGTCCATAACAATACCTGAACTTAAAAAGCAGTTTCCAGATATCTCAGAAGATGAATTACAAAGAATTCAAGAGATGCCTGGTAACAAACAGTATATAACTGGGTGGGGTAATTATGATAATAATACTGTTCAAGTTTTATACTTTGAATATAAGACTTATACTAATCAAGTTTTTAAACTTAAAAGAACTGACCAAGGATTAGAAAAAATAATTCAAAAAACAGACGAGTTTAATCCACCAGAAAATGATACATTTGAAAAGGTATCTAGGTCTATTGAGGTTCTTTATTCTGGAGCTAAAGTTTTAGGTACAAATACAATGTTAAAATGGGAGCTAGCTGAGAACATGACTAGACCATCAGCTGATACTACTAAAGTAGAAATGAACTACACTATATGCGCACCTAAAATGTATAAAGGTAGAATAGAATCATTAGTTGGTAGATGTACAGGTTTTGCTGACATGATACAGATTACACATTTAAAAATGCAACAAGTTTTAGCGCGTATGGTGCCAGATGGTGTATTTTTAGATATGGATGGTTTAGCTGAGGTAGACTTAGGCAATGGAACAAACTACAATCCAGCTGAAGCATTGAATATGTATTTTCAAACTGGTAGTATAGTTGGTAGATCACTTACTCAAGATGGAGATCCTAACAGAGGTAAGGTACCTATACAAGAATTGCAGACATCAGCCTCTGGAGCTAAATTACAATCTCTAATACAAACATATCAGTATTACCTACAAATGATAAGAGATGTCACGGGATTAAACGAGGCACGTGATGGTAGTATGCCTGATAAAGATGCATTAGTTGGTTTAGCTAAAATGGCAGCTAACCAATCTAACATTGCTACAAAACATATAAATAATGCTAGTTTATATATAGCATTGCGTATATGTGAAAACATATCACTAAAAATTACTGATGTATTAAACTTTCCTTTAACTGCTAATAGCTTAATCGAAAGTATATCTCTTTACAATGTAGAAACATTAAGAGAAGTACAGTATCTAAATTTACATGACTTTGGTATATTTTTAGAACTAGAGCCAGACACAGAAGAAAAAGCTCAGTTAGAACAAAACATACAAATAGCTTTGCAGTCTGGTGGTATTGATTTAGAAGATGCTATTGACGTTAGACAAATAAAAAATCTAAAACTAGCTAATCAACTTTTAAAACAAAAAAGAAAAAAGAAATACAAAAGAGATCAAGCAGCGGCTCAAGCAAATATACAAATGCAAGCTCAAGCAAACGCTAAAACAAATGAGCAAGCTGCATTAGCTGAGGTTCAAAAACAACAAGCATTGACTGAGCAACATGTTAATTTAGAAAATGCAAAATCTCAGTTTGAAATACAAAGGATGCAAGTAGAGCTAGAAGGTAAAAAGCATTTGATGGCTCAGCAATTCGAATACGATAGGCAGTTAGCTGAGATTGAAGCTCAAACTAAAACTTTAAAAGAACAAGAAATAGAAGATCGTAAAGATAAAAGAATAAAGATGGAAGGTTCTCAACAAAGTCAATTAATAGATCAAAGACAAAATGATCTACTTCCTATCGACTTTCAACAATCACAAGTTGGTGAAGGATTTTAAATTTTAACAATTAATTATATTATATCATGTCAGAAACAAAAACAAATGAACCTGTTAAACAGGAAGGTGAGTTTAAATTAAAAAAGAAAACACCTAAAAAATTAGGGATTACCAATAATGATCCCGTTAAAGTAGATTTAACTAAACCAGAAGCAACAGGGGAAGTAGTTCCTGATGTTGTTAAGGTTGATATACCTAAAGACGATGCCATTCAAATCGGAGAAACAGAGAAAGTGGATGTGGGCGAACAAGCCGGAGATAGCGCTAAAGTGGACAAACAAGTACAAGAGTCCACTGAAGATGCTCAAGAGTCTTCACCAATCCAAGAAATAATAGAAGAAGATAAAGATGAAGTAAAAGAGATTAAAAAAGAGATTGTTGAAGCTAAACAAGAGCAACAAATTCTTAATAAGCCTTTACCTGAAAACATCGAAAAATTAATTGACTTCATGGAGTCTACTGGTGGTACAGTAGAAGATTATGTAGCATTAAATAAAGATTACTCCTCTCTTGATAGTGCACAGCTATTAAGTGAGTATTATAAAAAAACAAAACCACATTTAGATCAAGAAGAAATAAATTTTCTAATGGAAGATGCTTTTAACTTTGACGAAGATGTGGACGAAGCAAGAGAGATTCGTAAGAAGAAACTTGCGTATAAAGAAGAAGTTGCAAAAGCTAAAAGCTATTTAGAAAGTTCAAAAAGTAAATATTACGAGGAAATCAAGTTGAAACCAAGTGCCACTGGAGAACAAAAAGAAGCTTTAAACTTTTACAACAACTACAAGCAACAACAAGAGCTTGCAACTAAATTACATGGTGATTTTAGAGACAATACTAAAAAATTATTTTCTTCAGACTTCAAAGGTTTTGATTTTAACGTAGGAGATAAAAAATTTAGATATGGAGTAAAAGACCCTGTTAAGGTTGGTGAAACTCAATCTGATGTACAAAACTTTGTTAGTAGATTTTCTAATGATGAAGGTCAAATTGTAGATCAAAAAGGGTATCATAAAGCAATGTATGCTGCGATGAACGCTGATAAACTAGCTCATCATTTTTATGAACAAGGGAAAGCTGATGGCATTAAAAATGTTATTAGTAGCTCTAAAAATCCTTCAAAAGACGGACCGAGGCAAGTTGCTGATGGAAATGTTTTTATAAACGGGTTAAAAGTAAAATCAATTAGTGGTTTAGATTCATCAAAATTAAAAATTAAAACAAAAAAATTTAACTAATTAAAATTACAAATTATGGCTTTAACTCCTCAATTTGGTTCGATAGTACCATCGCAAGCTCAACAAACTCTTGCGAGTAATTATCTACAATTTGACAATGGCACGAACGATTTCGCACAACAATACTTACCTGAGCTTTATGAGCAAGAGGTAGAAAGATATGGTAACAGAACGTTATCAGGATTTTTACGTATGGTTGGAGCAGAAATGCCGATGACATCTGATCAAGTTATTTGGTCTGAACAAAACAGACTACACATTTCATACGATAACTGTACAGTTGCTGGTGCTGCCGGTGCTGCTGCAACTATCACAATCCCTGTTACAGCTGCTAACGCTGCTGTGCCAGTACTAAACGTTATTTCTCCACTATCAACTATTGTTGTAATGGATGGCTTTGGAAACGAAGTAAAATGTTTAGTTACTTCTTCTGACACACGCCCTGCCGGTGGTGGTGGTAACCCAGGAAGATTAATAGTTGAACCTTACCAAGGTGCTAACCTTGCTGCTAGCGGTATTGTTAACGGTAATCCAGTTAAGATCTTTGTGTATGGTTCTGACTTTCAAAAAGGAAGTAGTACATTAAACGCTGCTCAAGGCGTTAACGTTGGAGCTTCAGCTGCTAACACTATGGTTACTGTTGATACTGCATTTACTACTTTTTCTAACTCTCCAATAATCTTAAGAAGCCAATACACGATCAACGGTTCTGACACTGCTCAGATCGGTTGGGTAGAAGTTTCTACTGAAGATGTAACTGGAGGTTATTTATGGTATCTAAAAGCTGAGTCTGAAACAAGACTAAGATTTGAAGATTACTTAGAAATGGCAATGGTTGAAGGTGAACTTAACGCAGGCGCTGCTGGTATACCAACTGAAAATCCTGGAACTGAAGGTTTATTTGCTGCTATTCAAAATGGTGGTAACGTTGAAGTAGGTTTAACTGCTGCCGCTGGTTTAGATTCATTTGATGACATTCTTAAAAACCTTGACACTCAAGGAGCTATTGAAGAAAACATGTTATTCTTAAACAGAGCTACTGCTCTTGATTTTGATGATATGTTAGCTGGTATCTCTGGAGGTTTTGCAGGTGGTGTAGCTTTCGGTTTATTCGAAAACTCTGAAGAAATGGCATTAAACTTAGGATTCTCTGGATTTAGAAGAGGTTCTTATGATTTCTATAAAACAGATTGGAAATACTTAAACGACGCTTCAACGCGTGGTGCAATGACTGGTCCTGCTTCTATCGAAGGAGTATTAGTTCCTGCAGGTACTTCTACTGTTTATGACCAAATCTTAGGTACAAACATTAGACGTCCTTTCTTACATGTAAGATATAGAGCTTCTCAAGCTGATGACAGAAGAATGAAATCATGGCTAACTGGTTCAGTTGGTGGTGCATTCACATCTTCATTAGATGCAATGGAAGTAAACTTCTTATCTGAAAGATGTTTAGTAACTCAAGCTAGAAACAACTTTGTATTATTCAAAGGGATCTAATTGATTCAACAAATGTAATTCTTACCCTCGTTGTATTAACGGGGGTAATTATTACCCTTATTAAAATTATTTAATTATATTATATTATGAAAAAAACTAAAGAAGCACCTAGTTATGAAAAAGGCTGGG